AACCAAACAAGTAAACCAAAACAATTAACCTATCAAATCAGCCATAAATTATGAGAATGACTATCAAACAGGAAGTACAAGTTATCACATATTCTATATGGGTGAATATATACGCTAATGTTTATATGCTTGGCGATTCAGTAGAAGTAGAAGATATAGAATGGGATGACTTTCTTTACACACATTTAGAGAATGAAGCAATTCAGGAAATAGCAGAATCAGTACACATGGCTCACAGATTCGCAGTTGAATATAAAGAACTAAACTCTTAACCACACCGGCTCTGGTCACCCGGAAATTATTATGGGCTTATCCAATACAACAGGAGGGATTACCTACCTAAACATGAAAGAGGGCAAATTTGCCCGCAAGAACGCAAACGGAGACATCGAGCTGTTCGATGCCGTTGACGGACTGATCACATCCGTTGAGTTTCAGGATGATGAGTATCAAGGGACTAAGTTCCGCAAACTCAAGTTAATACTTGAGGATGAAGGGCAAAAGTATTTAGTCCAGGTACGCACCGATTCAGGCTATTACAGAGGTCTGACAAACAGTATCGCAAATGCTGATCTAAGTCAACCTGTGAAGCTGATCGCATCGAGCAAAACAGGTGAGAATGGCAAACCTCAGACAACAATCTTTGTCAATCAAAACGGCAAGGCTCTCAAATGGAAATGGTCAAAGGATAATCCCGGCGATCTGCCTGAACTTGAGAAGGTAAAAGTCAAAGGGCAGTTTGTTTACGATAACTCTAAACAGCTCGAATACTTTGAGAAGTTTTGGAAATCATTATTCACAGAAAAACCAATGGAAGAAGAATCTCCGTTCTAAAAACCTTTCCCCTCCTGTATTAATAACAATAGTAAGTTAGCCGAAAATGAAGCAGGGGGGGATTTTTTATTAAATAAATAAAATTTAAATAAATAAAACCTAAAAAAATGAAAATATTAATACCAATAATTTTATTATTATTAGCTTTATCAGTATTTGTTATCGTAATTGAAAAAAGTATTTCATTGCGACAAAATTGCACTGGTTATTTAGAACGTGCAGCTGATGCTAATACGATTGAAATTGCAAAAAATGAACTACAAAAAACAATTCAATATTTAGAAGAAAATAATCTTACAAAAGGATATACTTCTATTTTTTGGAAAACACCTGATGATGATATTGAATTTTGGTATAAAAATTTAAAAGCAAGTGAAAGTGAATTATTAAAAGTGAATAATACAACTTCATCACTTGAAAAAACAAATATCCTTATGAAATTAAGAGAAACACTTTTATACAATGGCAAACATGGTGATAGTTTAACAGTACCTGATGGATTATCAAGATACCCAAATAACGGGATGTGGGCTATACTAATATGTTTTGCAACTTTAATAATTATAGGATTAATATTTTTATTATTTCTAATTAATGAATAATAATATTATTTTAATGCAACCACGCGAATATCAAACAGACATATCAAACCGCGCCGCTGATATCGTTCGGCGGCATGGTTTAGTTTACTTAGCCATGCAAGTCCGCACTGGCAAAACCGCCACAGCTCTGCTGACAGCTGAAGCTTTGTCGCAAAAGTCTGTTTTATTTGTGACAAAAAAGAAAGTGATTGACGGAATTATTGCGGACCATAAAGCACTTGGATTGAGCTTCGCTTTGACTGTAACCAATTACGAACAGGTGCATAAATTGCAAAGGTTAGATTCTGATTTGGTTATATTGGATGAGGCGCATTGCCTCGGACAATATCCAAAACCTGCCAACAAGGTAAAGATTCTTAAAAACCTTTGTGCCGGCAAACCGATTATCTACCTAAGCGGCACACCAACACCGGAGAGTTACAGCCAGCTGTTTCATCAGCTTCATGTTAGCAGTTTCTCACCTTTCCGCAACTATGTGAACTTTTACAAATGGGCAGCGGACTTTGTGGATGTGCGGCTCAAGTATTTCAAAGGTTTAAAAGTAAACGACTATTCACACGCAAATCAAACTAAAATCAAAACCATGACAGATCATTTAATTATTCCTTTCACCCAGGAGCAAGCAGGCTTTAAACAGGATGTAATTGAGGAAATAGTAAAAATAAAGATGGAGCCATCTACTTACTATCTTGCTGACAAACTTAAAAAAGACAGGATATTTAACGGCAATAATGGATGTGTGGTACTGGCTGACACAGGCGCATCATTGATGTCTAAACTCCATCAGTGCTATTCCGGTACGGTGATTGACCGCAAAGATCAGGGAATCGTCTTTGACCGCACCAAAGCATACTGGATAAAGGAGAATTTCAAAGGCAAAAAGATTGCTATTTTCTACAAGTACAAAGCAGAGGAGCATATGCTTTACCTCACATTTGGATATGATCGATTTACCTCAAATCCTGAGGAGTTCGCTGAAAGCGATTCTAAATGGTTTTTATCGCAAATTAGCAGCGGAAGGGAAGGTATTAACCTAAGTACCGCCGAGGCTCTAATAATGCTTAATATCGACTTCAGTGCGGTTTCCTACTGGCAGGCGCGGGCAAGGCTACAAAGCAAAGACCGTGAGGAGCCATGTAAAGTGATGTGGCTGTTCTCAGAAGGTGGCATTGAGGAGAGAGTTTACAAAATGGTAAAGCAGAAAAAAGACTATACTTTAAGCTATTTTAAACAGGATTTTGAGATAGGGTAAAAAAATATTTTGTTTTGTATTAAAAAAGTTATTAACTTTGTTGAAACAAACTTAAAACCTAAACCATGCACAAATCTTCATTCGACCTTACAGACAGACAGGCGGCCATCGCGATCGCTGTAATTATCATCATCGGACTTTTTGCGGATAGTTTTTAAGTATGAGAATATTAATTGCCTGCGAAGAAAGCGATGAAGTAAGAAGCCGATTTGAGAAAATAGGCTTTGATGCCTGGTCCTGTGATATACAGCCAAATCGTAATCCAAACGCTAAACATTGCCAATGCAGCATCTTTGAAGTATTAAATAAAGATTGGGATGCTATGATTGCTTTTCCACCATGTACACATTTAGCTGTATCTGGAGCTGCATGGTTTGAACAAAAGCGTAAAGATGGCAGACAGCAGGAAGGTATAGATTTTTTTATGGCCATGATAAACGCACCGATTAAACATATAGCTGTTGAAAATCCTGTTGGCATTATGAGTAAAATTTACAGGAAACCAGATCAGAAAATACAGCCGTATTATTTTGGAGACCAAGCGCAAAAAACTACTTGTTTATGGCTTAAAAATTTACCGCCTTTATATCATAATTCTGCACCTAATTTATTTGATCAAAATATTACGCATGTAGAAAAAGGAGAATTTATAATACATAAATCAGGTAAAAAAAAACCTAAATGGTACGCCGATGCATTTAAATTGAAACCTGATCAAAGAAGTAAAGAAAGATCAAAAACATTCCCAGGTATCGCACAAGCTATGGCAGATCAATGGGGTAAATATTTAATCGAAAAGTATGGAATCCAAAATCCAGGCTGCGATAAAAGCTAAGTTTGAAAGATCCGGATGGATTGTTGTAAAACTGATCCAAACCAACTGCAACGGCATCCCTGATCTTATGTGTCTCAAGAACGGAAAGACTGTTTTCGTTGAAGTAAAGCAGCCAGGCAGGGAGCCTACTGAACTACAGAAATACAGACATTCGGAACTCACAAAACAGGGTTTCCAAGTTTTTACCTTAACATCAGAAAAAGATATAATCATATGAAAGAATTATCGATTACAATCTTAACAGACAAACTGCCATACTTTGAGAAAGCATGCAAGGATGGGTTAATGAAGATCACAAAAATAGATCAGGAAGAAATTACAAATCTTTGCGAAGTTCACATCCAATACGATCCTGTCATGCTTGAGCTTATTTTCTCTGAGATTTTCTATGCTGGCATTTATTACGGATTAGATAAAAATAAAAAATGAAGTTAGAAAAGTCAATGCAATTGATTGAGGAGGAGCTGCAACCTTTCTTCAAGAAAGTACCAAAGCCATTACTGAATAGAATACAAAACATTGTCGACGAAACGCGAACTGTGGTTATAAGAGAAGTCGGTTTGCCGGACCGTCTTTCAGGTTATCCAAACCTTGAAACAGAATGGCTTGAGATATGTAAACTGCATAACATAGATCCTGAGCTGGCAAAACGTAGAAGGGAACAGGCGCAGGTGGCTGTCCGCACACATTTCGTGAGGCATCTGTTTATGAAATATGAAAGAGTGACACTGAAAAGCATTGGCCGTTTCCTGGGCCGCGATCACTCGACAGTTATCCACATGCGCGACAGATCAAAGGTAAACTGCCCGATCCCACCGTTTTATCAGAAGCGGTTTACAACTATACCCGAAAAAGTATAAATAGTACTAAAATCAGCATTTTTATACCTTTAAAGATATAATATGAGAAAAAAACCAATTACACCGGAAGAAAAAGAAGTCATTGTAAAGTATTTAAAAGAAGGTAGAAAGCCGCGAGAAATAGCGGATGAACTTGGAATAAAGCGTCAGGCGATGGGTAGCTATTGCAGGGACTTTAAACACCTTTATTATCCTAAATGCAACAGCCTTTATTTTAATGTGGATCTTTACACTAAAACAGTAGCCACGCTATGATATCAGTAATATTAATTGCCGTTATTGCTTTTCTCCTTACTATTATCGGAGTGCTTTGGGCAAATGGCATTGAACACATGAGAGATGAACATCCGGACTACAAAGGTGATGATTTCCTGAACTAAGCAAGCCAGGCCATAAAACTCTTGAATTTCGACTGCCTGTCAGCAAGGCCGTTGAAACCTCCGTTCACTCTGCGAGTGACGGCTGTAACCGATTCAGATGTACTTGCATCGCAAAGCTCCCAAAGTTTATTCCGATCAAAAAACCACAGGGCCGAGTCCATTGGATATTTTGTTGCTACGAAGTCAGGATTAGCGACACAATTCTCACCAACGTATTGACTAAATAATTCATAATTTGTTTTGCCAGTGAGCTGCAAGTACCCTCTGCCCCGGAACAAAAACCCCTGACCGCTTGCTTCATTGCCGTTACCCATTCTGTTTGCATATACGCGATTCCCGATCATTTGCGGCTGCATTGCGTATTGTTTAGCAAGCGCATCTGTAGGGAAATACTTCGGGAATGTTTTTCGCAGGCCAGCGGCTGAGTATCTCAGATTCTCATACACTAACTTAAAATTGCCGCTTTCATGTGCAACCTGAGCAAGGAAATGAGCAAGCCTGTTAGCATTTGTAATATTAGCAATGTTCTTGCTGTTTAATAAATAATTGTAAACAGAAACAGGGATCCTATTCTCGAGTTTCTTTATCAGTATTGCGCTGCTCATATTCTTTGATGTATTTATTTAGTTTCCTTTGTGCTGCAAAAATAATCCTGAATGTATTCTTTTTTACGGTGTTGATGTCCTCCAGTTCATCATCATAGGTTCTGTATTCCGCATCTGTTAACTCCGCAAGGGTGCTAAGTACCGACAAAGAGCTGTCGATAATTTGCAAAAGCTCGTTCTCAGTCCATTCGCGAAATTCCTGTATCTGCGATTCTTCACTCATAAAATTTTACCTTTAAATATACGGTAATTTCTTACTTCAAAGTCTTTTGAGTTATCTGATAGGTCAACCATTGCAAACCCTTGTGACCACCGATTCAATGGCATATAGGCCGGGTTTAATTCGCAAAGGCATCCCAAGCTCCAGGTGGTAACAATCTCTCCGTTCATGTCTGTTTCCGTATGTTCTGAGACCTGATGATTGTGTCCCTGCATCGCAGATACTTTCCCTTTCATATATAAACCGCGTGCAATGTTTACCGGACTGAAAACAGACGGATATTCATGGCCATGAATGATGTTTAAATTATTTGCTTTTATTATCCTCTTTTCGCCAACTACAGCCATTCCCCTTTCACCTGCTTTGAGAAGATTCTCAAATTTAAATTCTGGGATACCTAAAAGCTCTGGAGCCTTGTGCATCAAAAAATGTTCATATCGTTCATCATGATTCCCAAGCTTATAAATAATCTTCGCGTCAAACTGCTGCAATACGTCTAAAAACTCATTAAGTGCCTGTAATTCATGCGCAACACTTCGCTTGCGTGCATCTTTCATAAATCGAGAAAGGCCGTAAAAATCGACCGTGTCGCCATTTAAAAGGATTGCATCAGGCTTCTCCTCAGCTATCTTATCAAGCGCACACCCCAAAGCAGAGATAGAATGATAAGGGACATGAATATCTGAAAGAACAGCCAGCTTTTTGGCTTTGATGATGTAAGGCTCATAGTTGCTTTCCTCTGATTCTGGGAGTTTCCAGGGGTTTTTTGGCCTTGCTTCTGACATCAAAAATTCAGTTTTTTTACTTAAGTACTTTATTTTCTTTTTACCCGTTTTGCCTTCGATGTATCTTAGCGAATGTCTTGCATCTTCTAAATTTGTGAATACCTCTTTATTTTCAGCATACATAATCCTGGCAAGGGTAAGCGTTGGCATTGCCATGCCATGCTTTTGCCTGTAGTCCCTCGCTATGTCTGTTTTTGTCATTCGATTAATTTATCAATGTCGATCCTGCGATTTTTTAACTCATCCCATAAATACTCCCAAACGTCATGTATATCTAAATTCTCGGAATATTCAAACCGCCTTTTGCCGTTATGTAAAATCTCCCAAATATATAAAGCCATGTCCAGGCTATTCATTGCACGTTGCAAAGCCTGCTCATCTTCAGGCTCATTCAAATCGTATTTTATCGTAACAATTGCCATAAGTAACCGAAAACTATAGTAAATAAAACAGAGATCGCACGTAAAGCCCAAAAGCCGCCAAAATTTCGGCTCAAATTATCTGTGAAGCTATTTGTCGTTTCGCTAAAATAATCAAGCCTTAATCCCCTAAATGCGTTTAAACACACATCGTAAAATAGACCCCGGCAACCGATATAATATAAAGCATAACAAAAAACGGCGCCCGGCGTGACATCTGAATAATAGTCAACTGATAAGGCAAGGCAAAGCACAAAGAAAATGACCGCTATATTAACCGATACAAATTTGCTAACATTTACCACCTTTCCCTGTTTGCTGTCAATTCTTAGCCACTCAATAAAAGCGGCTAAAATAGCAGACAAAACAGGATAACCAAATGTCAGCATAAGAGTTTACTTTTTGACAAATTTTGTCAAGTCATTATTTGACAAACCACACATCCGAATGATCAGGCCAAAGGAATGCCCAAAAGAAAAGAGATCCGAAAAACAGCCAAATCATGCCAATATAAAACTGCCCGGTTTTCCAAAAGGAAAAATTTTGATCTGAATCATTCCATTCATAATAACCGGGAGGCATGCCAGGTCGCTGATCTTTTTGGATGCTTCCGCTTTTGCTGGCTTTCAACCCAAAGTAAAAAAATACAAATGGGGGAATGTAGCAAAAAAAAAGAGCTACAAACATATCAAAACTAAGATCAAAAGGTGCGAGTTGCATATTTAACGTTTTGTGATTAATTTATTACCGGCACGTATTAAAGGCTTCCTAAATAAAGCAATCAATAAAATAAGCAGCCACCAGATATATTTGTCCCTCTGCTTTTTATACCTATCTGCATCCTCCTTAGCTTTCGTGTACTTTTCACCAAAATGCTGCTTTTCAGCTGTTAACCCTTCGATGTAAGAATCACGGCCATCTAAAATGTCAAGTAAACTGTCAATTTTTACTTGACACTTCGCACTGCTTTCCTGCACCTTCGTGATGTATTTATATTTAATTACAGGCACTTTCTTTTCCTGAAATATGGTCACAATCTCTTTCTTCGTTCCAGCATCCACCTGCTCACCAAGAATCGAATCCAACATACTATAAAGGTAAACGAACTCCATTTCATAAGCCTGTAACATTGCAGAATCAATAATTGTTATTGTGTCGATTGTTTCCTTAATAGGAAACCTGACAGCACACTCCTTTGCCGCTTCTTTTGGCAGCTTGTTCATTATTCTGTTCAGCTTCTTTGGAGTAGTGCAAGCGAACAACGTAACCCAAAAAGCACAAAAAATGATGTATTTGTAAAGTTTATGACTCATTATCCTGCTTTTTTGAATGCTCTGTTTTTGTTGCGCCAAAGTAATAACCAACTACCCCGGCCAAAGCACCACCAAAAATAAACCCTGCAACGATGTTAACAATGTCGTGATTCTCTGCAGGGATAGGCTTCACCTGTAATAAATACATCAGTCCAAAACAACCCAAAACGATTACAATAGCAAGGCTGTTACGGATATCTGCTTTTGTCAATCTCTTTAACCATTCTGGCATATTACTTCTTTTTAAGTGATTTAATTACTTTAATTGCACCTGGTAAATTTTTTAAAGTTACCGTTACTGATGCAATTATCGATCCGATAAACATAATATCGCTTTGCGTTACTATTGTCATTAAGCTAAACAGCCACACTATACCCACTTCAACCTTCGCCATATTCTATTGCTTTTTGATTATGATCTTTATCTATTGTGTTTAATAACCATGCTAACATCTTACCTGCAAAACTCAAAGTATTTGCTTTCTCATTCATTCCTAACACGTGACTGATTGTCACATCTTCATTACCAAATTTATATCCGGTTTTTTTGATTAAAGTTACATTAAATAGATGCTCACATACTACATTCCCTAACTGGTCGATACTCTTAGCCATTCGGAATAAATACTTGTCTATTCCCTTAAAAAGTGCGGTGATTACTTGAAAAGCGAATCCTATCGGGAGAATAAGTACCGATAACAAAAGCGCAATTATCAAAAGTATAAAGCCTCTCATGCTTCAATATTCTCAGCATCAATAAAATACTGATCCACATCCGCATCTGTCAAACTAAGTACTCCCTTAATAAATGCAACGGTTTGACTTGTCCTTTCCGTATTGCTCCCAAAATCCCAAGCCTTTTTAGCAATCGTTTTGTTAGGCTCCTGTAATTGGTCGATCGCGTTTTGTACGTCTGCTTCCTTTCCATCCAATGCAAGAACAGCGCGCAATCTCCACGTAGGCACTTGAAAAGGAACATTTAAAGGATCAGGTAAAATATCTTCTTCATACTGTATTATCGGAATACCTTGCCATTCAGGATTAGCAATAATAAAGTTACTTGCATCTGTAAAAGTTGGAAAGTCGATAGACTTATTATCTTTTGTTAATTTATACTTTGTCATCTATCAGAGTTATTTAATTGATTGAATGTTGCATAATCAGTATGCAAAAATCTTGCAGTACTTCCGTTTGTTTTAAATATTTGTATATGCAATCTGCCAGCAACTGGTATTCTTGTAGTATGTGTTGCAACCGATGTTCCGTTTACAAAAAATTCTACAGAATTTGTTGTCGTTCTTATTGATAATGTTTGCCATGTATCAGCAGGTACAGATGATGATGTTGTTGTCCATTCTCTATTGCCTCCCAAAGCAGATACACACTGCCAGTTAGCTGATGCTGAACTTCCTGTTTGTGTACCATCTAAATCGTATGTAAAATATGCTGATTCAGTTGGATTTGCTGTAGCACCATTTTTAAAGCCGATTACCGTGTAGAATCTTTGTGTCCCGTCATTTAATGTAGGTATCTTGATTCTAAAATGCATCCACGTAGATTTTATATTTGCACCTGTTACGTTGTATGTAACATTAGTATTATTTGCGTACCCTTGCGCTAAATAAGGATTTGATGAAGCACTTCCACCTGTTGATATTGATATACCTGTAATATTATTTTCTAATAGATTCGCAAATGTTCCACCACTTGTAATATTGGTTATGCCAAAACAATCGCCACTACCTTGAGGGATACCAGAAACATTTGATAGACCGTCAAAATCATAAGTTCTAAAAGTACCCTTTTTTAATTGATTATAAGAAAATAAGCTATCTGCTGCATCCCATTGTATTGCCTTATCTTGAGCCGCTGTTACTTGACTTTTAAAGTTTCCACCAAAATATGATGAATCAATAGTTTTATTTTCCCAAATATCAGTAGCGGAAGTATATGCTAAAACTTGTTTATTTGTTGGCGAAGTTATTTTTACATTATGCAGCTCATCCAATTCTACTCCGTTTTGCGGCTTGACATATATAAGGCCGTTTCCTGCATTTGCTCTTTCAACTACACCAACAAATACACCATGATAAGGCGCAACAGGTTTTGTCTTTGTGAAGCCACCGGGTACACTATCCAACCAAAGAATATCCCCTGCCGTATATGCTCCTAAGTTTATACCACTAACCTGACCTTGAGTAGTAACCCATCCAGCCTGACCTGCTGCGATGTCTGCCCTGACTATTCCCAAAGTTTTACTGCTAAATGTATCGCTTGTATTTCTTGCTAACTTAACCGCTGCTCGATCACCGGATGCACCAAAGATATAAACTACCTGACCCTTTGTTATGGTAACAGATTCAGCATTTGTAACATAGGCTTTTACTACTGTTGCCGTATCGACATTGCCTAAATCGACCACACCATTTGCAGCCGTGTTATAGGTTGTTCCGTTGATACTAACTCTTTGCGTTAGTACACCTGATGAATCAGGAAAATTATAAACTCTCGGATAATTTAATGCCAGCGTAGCAGTGTATGAATTTCTAATATTTGAAATATTTATATTCTCTTCACTTATACTGATATTACTATACGCATTATCTGCTATACTAAATAAACTAATCCCAGCAGCTTTAATTGTATCTGTAGTGATTTTTCCCGCCGTTGTCACTTGCTGCAAGGTGGGAACTGCAGCACCATCGCCTACTTTGCGCCACTGCGTACCGGTCCAAGAATACACTGAACTGTCGGCTGTGTTATATCTCAAAGCTCCGGGCCTTCTACCAATGGAAGCAGCTATCTGCGGAATCAGTAAAACCGAGTCGAAAGCACCGCCGCGCCACTTATAATAGTTATTAAAGTTAGTGTATAAAACACCATCTATCGTTTGCCCTTTACTTGTAAGGCAAATAAATACTAATATAAAACTATAAATATATCTGTACATTTTCCCCTTCATTTACTCCTCCGTTTATTGTTATTGTTTTTGTTGTTGCATTATGACTTATATATCTTCTGTCATTTCTTATTTCATATGTTAAAATTAGTCCATCTATAAATACTAAAGGCGGAACTATTAGCATATTATTTTGATACTGCGTACTCCCTTGTGTCATTGGCTGCCCTGCACCCACTATAAAATCAGCTATTTTATTCGTTCTTCTTACAAAGTAATCTTCAACAATTATAAATTGAGAACTTGGTAAAACATAATCCGTTGGCACCTGACAATTATTGTAAAGCATTGGCAGTTTCAAACTGATCTGAAACGTAACCCCTGCAAGTATATCCTCCTGCCCTTGACGGAAATACTCAAAATTTGTTGTTCTTTCAAATTTCCATTCATGCTTATCCCAACTAATCTGCGCAATTAAATCATGCCCTATTAACTCACAATCCGATTGCATCTCAAGTTCATCCATATTCTCCACGTGGTGAATGTCTGCAACAGTTACCAAAATTTGGTAAGTTTTCTCCTTACCATTTATAGAGCTTGTATTTAGCGTATACCAAACCGCAGGATAAACAACATCCTTGTAATCAAATACAACGAAGTCCTCAGCTTTTACGTGCCTTGCTGTTTGTACTTGCTTGTGTGCGGCTGCTATCTCGACCAGCTTTTTGATTATTTGATTTAACGTTAGACTCATGTTTTTTTAAATAGGCTTTCAGGAGCCTTTGTATTTTTTTTGTGTATTCACTATTCATCGGCAACATGATAAAAATTCGTATTGATACCATTTAGGTTTATCCTCTTTCATTCTCTCTGTCTTACCCAAATAAATACCAATCTCAAAGCTTGTGCGCTTAGGGACAAAAGTATCAACACGGCTGCCAGGATTGATGTATTCCTGAAATTTCGCACCGCTGCCAGCTTCCTCAATCAAATATCTGATCAACCTCTCCAAATACCATTCAGCGCGATTCTTAAATTTAGCAGTGAAATCATCGATCTCTGAACTGCTTACCGCTTCGCTGTTTTCAGTTGTCTTTCTTGTTAGTCCTTTATTCCATAGCTGAAAGCTTAGAGCCGGTGCTAATTCGCTTATTGTGTAGTGAATTAAAGGATCTCTGATATAGCTTTTTATTAGTGTTTCTTCATCGGCTGTTAGATCATCGTTATCGACACCATCCTGCAATCTTTCATAAAGTGCTGTACCCAAAACAGGCAGTATGTACATTTCCTGCACCGCCTTAATTTCAGGAACAATCATTTTGCTGTCTATGTTTTTATGAACAGCAGATCTTTCATAAATATTTTCGGGACTGATAAAAAGAATATCTCTCATTTTATGTTATCGTTTTTCCATTACAATTACTTTTCTCCACTCGTGCCGGCATGACTTTGATCGTGTGCCATCTGGCTCGGTGTACCATCCGCCACCGCGATCCCAAACAGAATACCCTAACCGGCGGCTCCAGGTTTCAATATCTGCACGGCTCCAAAGCTTTTCCATATCCTGCAGCCTTGCGCAAAACTCCCTGCGTGTAGGTTTATCATCTGCACCGAAGCCTGTTTTCCATTCATAAGAATACATGATTTTAAACCCTAATGTTTCAGGCTTAAGATCGCTTTGCTTTGACAAAGGCTCTGAAAGTTTGCGTTCTATAATTTCATCCTGCCCGATCTTTGTAATTTTTGCAGATATTCTGCCTTCGCTTTCAAGTCTTTTCAGAATCTCTTTGACGCTATCTACTTCAAGATCCAATGTTTCGGCAATCACATCAGGAGTGATCCTTTTGTCCTTTCTAATGAGATCCAAAACGTTTGTTTCTATTTGTGTAACATCTGCAAAACTATCCTGCTTTGCGAAGTTGAAACGTGAACTTTTAACTATTAAAAAATCATGCTTTGAAACACCACACTTTGAAAGAGCATCCAGCCAAAGTTCATCTCTCTCCTGTGCGCTGAACTGCATTTCGTTATCTATAGAAAGCATTGTATTTACTTCTTCATCATTCAATCCAAGGCTGCTTTTTAAAAGCAATTTAGCCTGATCCTGACTGATCTCTCCTTTCTCAAATTTGCGGATAATACGTGTGAGGCTTTGCCATTGGCGGCCTGTTAAGTTCTTCAGATTTTCATTAACGATAGCCTGCTGAACCTGTGAAGGCTGCGCCTCTGGTTGCGCAATTTCAGGATATTGTGAAGCATCAATACCTATCTTCTCAAGTAACCATTTTTTAGGTGCGATCTGTAACAAAGTAGCTTCGCTAAATTCAAAGCCTATAGGCTCAACCGGAATGATCTTTTTTTCAACTCCTGTCAGTTCACTAAAAAGCATCTCTAAGGCTTGCTGCTTATCGTTGCAATATGTGGATTTAAAGATCTCATAAGAATCGCGAATCTCTGATCTGCCACCTAATTGACCCTCAACGCGGATACCAAATAACATTGGACTAACTACCTGATGTGCGCAAAACATTTCTTCCTGTATGCTTTTTGCAAGTATGTCAAAATGTTTGTCAAGATCAGTGCTGCTTAAATCGTCAAGTTGTGGACGCTTCGCAGGATCTTTTCCGAAATTAAGTACAATATTTCCTGCATTCTCGCTACCTGTGAACTTGCTTTTAAATCCTTTCTCTATCTCACGTTTCTCCTCCTCCGTTGGTATGCCTTCAAAAAAGCTGATCATCTTTGAAGCAAACATCCCGTTTGTAATTGTAGACAAATGGTATTTGCTGATCTCGATGTCAGTCTGAATGGCATTCAAAGCACCCATGTAACCAGGGTAAGAATAAGTCTCAACACCAGGGCGATATTCCTTATAGTAAAGTATTTGTGTTTGATTTTTTAACATTGCAGGATCTTTCTTAGGATCGTATGCTGCGAACACCTTAGGCTCTTCGCCTTTCTTGTAACTCTCCCAATCCTTAACAAAAAACTGAGTATTGTCTTTGCTCGATCTTACTTTGTGATAAGGTATGTGGTAATAAGCTGCGACTTTTCCGAGCTGATTGTATTGCACCTCAATATAGCAACCTCCGAAAACCTCAATATCTAAACAAACCTTTTTAAGCACTTCGTTGCAGCTTTCGTATGGATTAGCAGCCATAGGCTGATCGAATCCTTTACCTACGATGTAATTTACTTTGCCCAAAATGATGCCATTGTGCTTGCTGCTTTTATTAAACATATTTAAAAGCAGATTCGGGAACTTGTTATCTTCACCAAACAGCACCCAGCCTTTATTGGGAAGCTCCTTCATTACAGGGACTTTCACATCGGCAAACTTTATAAAACTGACTCTATTCTGCATCGTATATTTTGTAAGTTGTTGAATTATCGTATTTCGTTGTCATTACATCCTGACCATCAGAAAGGAACATTAAACCAGTTTCAACAACGGCACCGGCATTGGCTTCGTTTGTATTTGATGAACTCGCTTGCTCATAAACCGTATATTTAAACCATCCTTCCTCTTTTGTTCCGAAATAGGTATTCACCACAAATGTAAACTGATTATACCGATCTTTAAACAAACTCTGATCAGCGCTATTAAGCAAAACAAACTTTACCTTCTCGTTTGTAGTTCGCGATTGAAAAACAAAAAGGAAGTTAGCATCTAAGATAGTCTGCTTTTCTTTCAACGTTACATAGATCGTTGCCGTAGTTCCTTTTGTTAATTTAATCATCTTTGTATAAATACGTAGAAACAAAAAACGCCCGCCTATTTGCAGGCAGGCGCTTTACCTATCTTTCATCAATTATCAACCAGCGGTTTCAAGTGCAGCCGCCACAGAGCTATTCACTTCATAAAGTAGATCCGGTTCTTTACCCATAAAGTTAAGGGTATATCCTGAACGGTCTCCGAATGCTGTTCCGCTTCCGCTTTCACTTGCTCCCATATCCAATCCTCTTTCTTTTCCAAGCATCCAGAACTTGTTATTGTTGTCTTTTACTACAGCGATCAGAATGTTTTGAGCTAACAGTTTCAGTTCAGTATTTACAGCTGCTGAAAGCTTGTTCACTACTATTGTGAGATTCTGTTCAAAGAACAAAGTTCCGTTCTCTGCAGATACTTGCGGATTGTGAGTGAAGTTGCCAGTTTCTTTTGGCAGTTCATATTTCCAGAAACGCTTACCGCTTGCCTTAGTGATTCCGGTAATTACACCTGAAGCATTTGCAGCGATAGATGAAACGTTTGCTTTCTCAATAAAGTAAACCTCCGTAATACCACCGGCTGAATCTTTACAATCTAAACTATAACCTTGTGTTAATGCGCAGGGCATGATATATGTTTTTAAAAAGGGAGGATATTGCACCTCCCTTAGTTATTAATTAATTACGCTTCGAATTTTACCACTTCGTCAGGGAAAGCCAGCTGCACACCGATTTTCAGAGAAGTGCTATATTTAACGTTGCGATCGTCCATGCTGTACCACATTTCAAACCGTGATTCTTCACCCTCGATATCAGTTCCCAAGAATACATTTGACATTCTCATTGCATAGATATCGTTAGTACCATTCAGACCGTGAACAGGGACTACTTTGTAAGAAGTACCAGGAACAAGGAACTCAGAATCAGCAGCGTTATTTGTAGATCCTGGATTGTAGTGGAACAAATTCAGATCAACATACTTTTGGATAAGGAGAGTGTAAACATCCCATCCGCAGAAGATACGAACATCTGACTTACCTTTTACAGAAGCAGGAAGAGCATTGATAACTGCGAGAACAGCTTTCTGTGCTTTTTCCATTGTATCTATTCCGGTGATAGGTGCACCGCTTCCGTAGAAACCTGTAACGTTTGCGTTCACTACAGATCCGCCAGCTTCAGAGATATGCTGTTTAATACCTTTGAACTTATTCAAAAGACCATTAGTACCACCATAACCGCTACCAGTTGCAGTCCAAATTGCAGTTTCAAGTGCTTCGGCAATCTTACCCGCTTTGCGACCTGTATATTCAGCAGCGAAAGCAATAGTATCGTAATTGCTACCCGCTGGCAATGCTTTCTGAAGGTAAACCCCTTCCAAATCCTTAGGACATAAAGTTTCCTGAACTTTGATTTTTCCTACTGTCAAAGTACGCTGAGTGAACTCAGTCGTTCCGCTTGTTTGGAAACCGCAACCTGAATCATCCTGGAAGAATACATCAGTATCCATGCGGTTAACTGTTTGACTTGACTTAACGCCTGTCAATACATTACCTTCTGCAAGAATCAGCTGTTGAGTACGAGCCTCAAACAGCGAAGCAGTAACGAGCTGTTGCTCATTTTGTTCTGTGTAAGCCGTAAGGCCTGTAACTAAAAAAGCCATTTGATTTTATTTTTTAAATTGTGAAACGAATTGTGAATAAGAACGGATTTTATCTTCTTTTGTAGAAGCTGAATGTTTTTTGAAGTTGTTTGGTACTTCAGCAGGAGCCTGTGAAGGAACGTTAACCAAAGTTTCTACCAGGTTAATCAGTCCCTGCATTGCTTCGCTTTGCTTACCGAAAGCAGCTTTAAGACCTTCGTAATCAGATTGTAAAGCAGAAAAAGAAGTTTCATAAGCTGAAAACTTACCTTCCATTTCAGCAATCTTCTTTTTCATTTCCTCTTCTTCTTTCTTCTTCTCTTCGTCCTGTTTGCTTTCGATCTCGATCTCAACCTTCTCCTCAACTTCTTTAGGCATGATCTCAGCAATTACACCACCTTCTGCCAAAACGATCTTTGTGCCGTCTGCAAGGGTATGTTCACCGGTAGGAGCAGGTGATCCGTCCTCAAGGGTAACAACACCGCCAACCTCTAATTTATCGATCATTACTTTTGTGCCGTCCTCCAAAGAGTAGGAAGGAGCAGGAGCTGTTTCTTCTTGAAAAACAAGCTTTTTAACTTCTTGCAATAATTCAATCGGATTCTTCATACCCCTAAATACTAAGGATGTAAAAAATCGGACATTTTACAATGAAAGCAAAGACATGAAAGCGTTTCGCCGCTTCTCGTTTATGTCGTGAAAGTTGTAGTTTTTTTGGCAATATTCATGCAATTGCGCGCCCTGTTCATTCCGCAAATATTCATCGTTTACAAGCATTTTGATATATCGCAGCCACTCTTTGCGGTCCTTTGCGTAGTTCACCAAATCAGATGGAAAGCCTATGTAGGGGTGAACGTTTGAGCAGATAACCGGAACGGCCTTGCCAGCAGCCTCAAGTATCTTTATGTTTGACTTGTAAGCATTGAAATTATTTTTCACCAAAGGAACAAGCATAATGTCTGCATGTCTGAACATTTTGTAATACTCAAAAACATCCATCCCTCTGATGATCGTATAAGGTAACTTCCTGTCATTCGTAAAATAGGATGCCATGCGACCCCAATAATAAAGTTCCGTTTCGTTTGAGTCTGCATATCCACCCATTACCATGTGAACATCCTTAACATGTTGATCTAATTCGTACATAACACCCTGCAGCAATTTAAGATCAGGCTCATGCGTTATGCCACCGGCCCAAAACAGCTTCACTCCGGAGAAGCGGCGAAACGCTTTCATGTCCTTTACCCTTTCTCCGTTAAACTGAGCCTGGCCATACGGAATGGCATTCGGTACAATTACAATGTTTTTATTATGTGGATAGATAGCATCCGCAAGCCTTTCATGGGTGCATGTAACCAAATCAGCTTCGCGCATGTGGTGAATTTGCCTGCTTGCGAAATTCGTAGCATTATACCCATCATACATCAAATGATCATGGTTTAAATGCCAATAGTCATCCACATCGACAACTAATTTAAAACCGTGTTCTTTGCGCCTTTCAATTAGATCCTCATTATCCCAAACCCTATTTATGAAAACAATGTCGTATTTCTTCTCCTGCCATTGTTCATCGGTCATGTGATCTGTTATCCTGCCGTATTCTTTTTCCATAAAAGATACTGGCATCATCAACCTATGATATCCGCAGCCGTTGAACTTTTGTGTTAGTGTTAAGATTTTCATGCTCATATATACGCAAAAATAAGGCCGCCTGTAGAAACAGGCAGCCGGTAAACCTTAACCTTAAAACACAACTAAAAATCTTTAAGCATTTCGCGGAGCTTGTTTATTATTTCATCCGCACTTTTGCGCATCTTTATTTCCGTCATATCGAACATACCCTCAACAGAAAAACCTCTGAACGTGCCGTCTTTCACCTTTGCCCACGTTTCATCGTTGTTGACCTTTGCACCTAAAAACCAAGTACCATCAGGTAAGTCCTCAAATTGCTTCATTTTCGGGATGCCTTTTGATTCGTCTGCAATCCAGCTTTGGAAGAAGGTAACTCCCTCAATCGGTTTCATGTGCATCTCATTTGCGCTTTGCTGCAATCCTTTTGCGTAAAACTTAAGTGCGATTGTCTCAATCGTTTTGCGATCAAAAAATACAAAATATTCACCTGTCTCATCCCGACGGTAAATTTTCATATCCGGCACCATTGCAGGGCCGACTACTATACGTTCATCTTCATTCACTACCGAAAAGCTGAACTTCTTTTCTTTATCTATTTGCTCAAGTTTTCTTTGCGCCCATTCAATGCCTTCATCACCTCCCCAAGCTAACCACATCAATCTTCCGCATCCGTCCCCTAATTCTTTTTTGCTATTCTGTCTGTGCCGTTCAAAAGCAGCCATACGAGCAATAGTGTCGCGGCTGATAGGCTCACCGTTTGCCAGTTGGTTAGCACGCGCTTTCCCCACAGGAGTTCCACACGATCCCCATCCATTCTCCTCCGCCCACCTCAAAGCTATCTTTGCGTTTTCAGATGCGGCCTTTGGATAGTCATCATAACTCTCCTGCATTTCCTGTTCCTGCATGTTTCTATTCTCCCACATTGAATAACAGATCGCAGCCGCCTGTTCCTGATCTTTGCCCTCACCTACCACGTATTCAATGCAGCGCGGGATGAACTCCTCCTTCGTTTCCGTTTCGCCAGGCTCAACAAATATCTCTTTTGAGAAAGCAAAGAAGTTCTCACCTATGGCAGGGATGTCCACTAAGGCTACAGCCGATACCTCCTGAATGGCTGTCTCATCTTCTTTTATCGTTAATTTAAATACCGGTAACTGTTCCATAATTATCCTATCCTTGCATTACGCTGCAAGTATGCGTTTCTTTGATCATTGTTTTGTATATCTGAATTCATTACATAAGCCCTTAAAGCTGTGTTGCCTAGATTGTTGATAGCCTCGGCATTTAACGCCTGACCCTGAACAGCAGGAGAGATGGCAGGAGTGAGAGGAGCCAATGTAGATGGAGGAGGAGGCGCAGGTGCAGGGCCAGGGCCGCCGCCACCAGGGACTTTTACCTTTATGATTTCTCTTACATTTTTTAAACCTACACCTATAACTGTAGCAGCTTGAGCAATTGCAAGCGCAGCACCAAGAGGATTCGCTGTGCTTATTCCTGCCAATGCTTTGGACGCTGCTAAATATGTATTGATCGTTGCCGCGGCTACAGCAAGCGCCTTTCCAGCAGCTGTTTCTTTCCCAACTACATCACTCAACCCCTGCAATACATCAGCTGTCTTTTGTGCCTGCTCAATCCTGAAAGCAGATTCAGCAGCAATAATAGCCTTGCGTGCGTCTGAGTTTTGTTTTTGAAAATCTGTTCTTGCTTGATCGTTCTCAAAAATTATCTGCGATTCTAAATCTTCACGAGCTTTTATTTTTGCTAATCTTTCAGAAAAGCTCAAATCTTCTTGATTAGATTGCTCAAGTAATTTAGTAGCATCTTTCTGCAAATCTTCCTGATCAAATTTTTGCTGTAGTGCATCTTCCTCCTGTTTCTGCTTTTTCTTTAAAGCAATAGTCAACGCTAATCGCTGCAGGAAAGTAAGATTTTCATTTGCAGCGATCTGTGTTAATTGCTCCTGATGTGTTCTTTGTAGTTCCGCTTTTTCTTTTTCCCTTAAATCTTTTATCCCTGCGATTCTTATATCTTCATTTATTTTATTTATTTCATTAAGAAACTCTTTTTCTTTTTCTTTACGTTCTTTTTGATATTTACTAATTATTTCAATGCGCTGATTTTCGTAAGATTCATCAATTAAAGCACGTTCTTTTGTTCCTTCTACATATCCGGCCTTTGTTAATTTATTTATATCTTCTATTCTCTTTTGCTCAAGATCAGCAAGTTCCTTCGATTCTTCACTCATCAATTGCTTTCTTGCTTCAGCAAGTATCTTCTCAGCTTCAAGCCTATCAGTTGCCGCCTGTTTATCCTGTGCGGCTATTTTATCGTTTTTAGCTTTATTGTCAGTTACCAAAGACTTATTTAAAACAGCTGTTTTTTCCTTTGCGTTAATTATCTCATCTTCTAATCTTTGAATATTTTTATCTGTTTCAGATTGCAGTTCTTTTGGATCTATTATCAAATTTGCAACAGATGACGCTGCAAATTCATTCATTTTAGTAATCTCACTTTGAAGATCAATTGCAGCTACCTTTCCGAAACCAAGAGTTTCTGAAACCATATTTACAGTCTCAATCGTTATCTGTAAAGGAACAGAAATAGCACGCAAGGCGGCAGTTGTTACCTCCATTCCAAAACGCGCTGCCATTTTTAATAACTTATTATATCTTTCAGCTTGCGCTATTGTTGCATCTTTTGTAGCTTTTATTCCTGCTAATTCAGTCTCCTTCGATTGTATGATTGTTGCAAGCTGATTTAATTTCATCTGAGCAATTTCCTTCTCAGTCTTTCCAGATGCTTTTAATGTTTCTCCTGATCTTTCCAAAACATCCAATTCTCTTTCAGCGGCTGTTGCTTTTGCATTTGCATCAATTACAAGTTTTTCCTGTTCCTTAGAAACACCTGTTACAAGTCTTTTGATATCATCCCAATAAGCAACAAGCGTTCCGACTGCCACAACAAGTAATCCTATACCTGATGAGACCAAAGCCCTTTTAAATGCGCTTAAATTTTTTGTTGCATCTCCTACAAGTAATTTTACTTTATCCCAAGCTTCCCCGAAATCTTTTAATGAGCTCAATCCCTGTGCCAAAGCCATCGCTCCCTGAACTTTTAACAGCGCCTTTTGTACATCCTCACTCTCAGCACCCACCAAAGCCATTGCACCCTGAACAGCTGAAAAACCTGCAGCTATCTTAGCACCTACATCTGCAAAAGCCTGAAACTTTTTTCCTGGATCAAATACATCAGCGGCATTTCTTGCATCATCTATTTTATCTTTTAATGCTGCCACCTTTTGCGCGGCTGCTATTGCCTCCTTTGAAGTAACGCCAAACTTATCCTGCATGGCTAAAAGCTCCTGATTGGCTTCTTTCAAAGCCTGCCGCATATTACCTACCGACTGAAACTCTATCTGTACGCTTGCTCCAATTACTGTATTAGCCATTATTCAATTATTTTTAAAAGTTCAACCTGAACTAATTCGTTATTTGTATAATCGTAATCCGTTACCTTATTCAACCGAAACCGCACACCGTCTATAAATATCGGGTTTGCGAAATCAAGTTGCGCAATATCCACAGGCCGCAAATAGACATGGCATTTCAGGATCTTGCTATCTTTGTCCGCTATCTGTGCGATGTAGTCACTCCAGTACCTGTTAAACAGGTTTGCAGATGGATAATTTGCTGTGCTGAAATAAACCTCACGCGGCGCGCCAAAGTTCAGATCATAAGTCGGGGAGATAGGATCATCCAAATGACCAGCGTAACCGTATGATGTTTTTGCGTAACTACTGCCATTGCTTTTTATATTCCAAGTGTCGCAGCTTTTCTTTTTGCTGAATAATATCCGGATATTTGAATCCATGCGATCTTCTGCAAGCAGTTCATTTGATTTCTTGTAAATAGGAACCACCAATTTATCTGAACTTGGATATTGTATAAGCGGAGAAGATGCAAAGATTATTTCAGTACTTACCCGGTCCGCTGAAAACTGAAAGCCTGTATCGAATTGCCTATCTGCATAATTCTGATTGAATTTCTTTTTATAACTTTCATTATAAAAATCATTGTCATCTCTATATCTGTACTCAAAGATCCTGCCGTTTAAATTACCCATCGGTGTGATCTGCCAAGGTTTATCCCTTGCTACTTTATACGTCCAATCGATATCATTCGCAGTTAGATAATCAATATACGGCTCTATATAAAGTTTCTTCTCGGTTTCTTTATCTTCCCAAATGTAAAGATTAAACATTTTTACAAGTGAGGATAAAAAGTCTTTTTGGAAGATACCTTTTGGGATGCTATCGTTAACATACAACCCATCCCCTTCGTTAGGATTAACTTCTACAGGTGTGGATGTTTCAACAAACAAATTGCCTTCATAAAACATTTCCCCGCCGATTGTTAAATCAGCGAAGCGAATATTGATCATATCCCCTACATTCAAAGTAAGCTCATCTGAAACTATCTCATATTCACCGATTGCGCTAATTGTAATTTGTTTCAGCACCGTTGTTCCTTTTCTTATCTGCAATCTAATGTCTGTAGGAAAACCATCATAGGATGTGATGTTTACAGTTGCTCTGATTATTGCAGAGATAGAAGTACTACCACCTAAAGTAAATTCATCTGAATTGCCGTTTGTGGTAAATAAACCCAAATCGCCAAAGACAAAGCGAAGATTGTAGTTTCTTGTTGCCGCTGTAAACTGATCATCCGCATTGCGATCCAATGCCACAGGATCATTATTCGTTAATTGCTTTTTATTGTGCGGAATGATTAAGCTTTTGAAATAATTACTATTAAAAAAGTCTGACTCATAGGTATACCCTGCGGCATCAAACATTTTATCTATGTACTCCTTTACATACAAAGCAGGGCGGAAAGTACCTATGTCATAATCATCATTTAACCCCGATAAAACCGCCGTTTCTCTGTAGAGTCCGTAATCTATCAGCGGATAAAAGTAACCGCTGCCAGGTGTATTATCCCAGCTGTTTGATATTGCGGTGTGCGTCCAGTTGTGATCGTATGCGCTGAAATCCAGATCCTCTAACTTCTTATTGCTGATCTCAGACATCAGACCCGACAGCTCCCCGAACAAAGCACCTTCGTATTCTACAAAGTCACCATCTTTGATGATTCCGGTTAACCGAAATATGCCACGTAAAACCAAAAGGCCATTCAGCCTAAGCTCTGCCCTGCTTGTTTGTGCTACGTTGAAAGCGGCTCCGATATTAGGCTGCCCAGGTGAAAAAGGATTGTTACTACCCATCTCGTAAACATGCCCGAAAATAGAATGATTCGCCGCCGTGCCTGGAAGAACGATCTGTTTGCTGAATGATGTCTCCCTGCTTGCAAAGTTCGCCACGTCATCAATGGCAAAAGTCAACTGCACACTGATCTGATCATTGATATCCGCCTTCTGCCCTTCTATAAATAGTTCGTACATATTAACGGAATTGGGTATTTGTTTTGTCGCTGAACTCTATATTCACAGTCAGGAAATCCGTTTTGTTTATCCTGTCATCTTTAAACTCATAGTTCGTGTCGGTAATTATGACAGGATAATAATCTTCAGTGTCTACATTGAAATAATAAACCAAAGGACTGTTAATTAATTCAGACAGCCAATTATATTCAGCGGTTGAAAGGATGTCTGTAGTTAATTGCATCTTCATCCCAAACTCACCTGCATAAACTTTATTTGATTCGTTGTAAATCCTACCAGACTTTTCTACCATTGCATTGCCTGAAAGAGTCCACTTCAACTGCTCGAATCTTTTCTTCTCATTGTCTAAAGTTTTCTTTCCGTAAACAAACGTAAAGGAATCGTAAGCACCAAAGGCATTCAGGAAAACCAAAGTATGAGCATCGTATTTGCTGCATTTCTTTTTAAAGTTTATACTTCCGATCAGACCGGAAACGCTACCCGATATTTCTAAGGTAGCATTGTCCGATGTTGGCGCATATCCAAAGACAAAAGCATTGCCGTTGCCGGTGTTGCTATAACTGTTCGTTACAGATCCGTTAACTCTCTCCTGTCTGTAGAATGTTTGGCCGCTTGGGTAAAAAACACTTAGATGCACCGGATGACCTGCATACCAAACCGACTCCGCTGGTCTGTTGCTTAAGATCATGGGTCCTGTTATTTCAGATTCAGCCTGGTCAAATACAGGCCTTTGATAGTTATTATAAACGCGGTGTGTACCTGATGAGATATTCGCTGTTGTAACACCTCCCGATACTTCGCCATATCTTACATCGTAATCAGTCCAAAAAACATCCTGCCCTAATTGTACCGCATCATCAAAACTAAAAGCATCAATATTCGCTATCGAGGTAGAAGGTAGCGAGGCCCTCACAATATTATGAACATCCAGCACCCCTAACTTATTGGCTCCGTATGGTGTATTCTTTACCCTTGTTACTAAACTGCCGCCTTTGTAAATGTCAAAGACATACTGAAATCCTGTGACTGCTTTGTTAGTCGATTCGACCACGTGCCACAGTTCCGAGTGTGCTGATGCGTAACCGCTTGGACTTTGATGTATTGTTATGCTCATCTTACTGTTATTTGTGTTCCGCGACCTGGTCCCCTTCCTTTAAAGTTCGCCAGATCTTCTTTCATTTTTTCTAAATTGACCGTTATACTTCTTCCCAAAGCAGCCGACATCTTTGTGCCAAAGTCTTTGAATGTTTCGTCAAAGGCATCGGACCAGAAGCCTGTCTCATAAAGGCCGTCACGTTTTATGCTCTTTGCGATAATATAGGCAAGCTGTTGGCGGCCCTTTGTTGGATCAATGGCTTTGCTTTCGCGTTTTGTTCTGCCTTTTAAATCCCTTCGCGTAGCTGTGAGCCTGTTTCTGATTATCCACTTTTCAATGGCAGTGACATGGTTTTTTGAAGGTGTGATAGTTTTGAAACTATACGGAGAAGTATTATTTTTCCTGCTGGATCCTGCACCCCTGACACCTTTATCGACAAACTTGAAATATTCTAA